TTACCTAGTTTGCAATTCCAATTAAACAGATCATTTAAGAATAATTCTTTATGACCACATTCAGGTTCTCGTTGGCGATAATAATGATCCTAACGGCGATGAAGGTTACCAATGGTTATTAGATAACCTTGGTGGTACATGGGTTCAGACTTCTTACAATGCCAATATTCGTTACAACTATGCAGGGATCGGTTTCACCTACGATCCAGATGCAGATGCTTTTATTGCTCAACGCCCTGAATGTGGTCATAAAGAATTATTCTTAAATGATCTGTTTAAGTGGAATTGCCAACGCTGTGAATTAGATGCTAAGAAGTTATTCGATGAAGCCCAAACTCTGTAAAGCAGGACAACAGTTAAGGGAACAGTTCGATGATACCTTCCCAGATCGTGATCGGCGTTCCGATGGTTGGATCGGTGACGCAAGGCATTCATCGCGCCCTAGCGACCATAACCCTGATCCAACGACTGCGGTGGTTAGAGCGTCCGATACGGATCGAGATGTTAAGAATTGTTAGAACTGTGCCTACTGGGAACGCAACAGATGCGTTAGTAGGGATCTTAAAGGCTATAGCAGTTGCCTTATTCATTAGTTCTATCGTTTGATAGGCATCAGCGATAGTTGCTGTGTAATCGGCTGTATTAGCCGCGCCTACTGTGAACGAAGTAAGTCCGTTGTACATAGCCGCGCTTAGAACATCGCCTGTTGCTGCTGGAAAGCCTGTTGCCATTATTTTCTCCTAATACGCCATTATGCTAGTGCCGATTATACCTGATACATCGCTGCCGATGATGAAGCCCTCGACTATAGGTTCGAGAGTTGTAAGTGTGACCTTCATGGAATTGGGCGTGATATCCCATGAAAAGCCTAGAGCCTGTAGTGTCTTAACGATCGTTGAGCCGTCTGGCTGAACATTCGTAATCTTTAGAGGTTGGAAGTAATCCAAGCCCAACATCGTTGCAGTTGGTACATCTGTATCGAGCAGATCAACGGTCATCGCATCTATGCGGATCGTTGTCTCTTTACGAGTTGCCACATATATCTTGGCGATATTGAGAGTGTCTGCATCTGTCTGGGCTACGAGGTTATTTTCGTTTAACTGGTGTGGGAAGTACTTGGCGATCGAGGCTGAGTCCTCTGAGACCTGCTGAGTGCCACCCACGCGAGTCATGCCAGCGCTGTTGATGATCAACTTATCATCGAAGGCGAAGCGTAAGTCTGTATATGGGATGCCAGTAGTTTGATTAAATTCGACTGGAGTCTGACCATAAGTCTTGATTACATTAGTGCGGTTTAAGAATATCGCTGTGCCTTCTTGGTTGATATAGAACGCACCCTGTTCTGAGAACTCTGCGTTCTTTAGCGCATCGAGGGCTGTGCGGCTAGTAGCAGGATCAGCGATGCAGGTTGTGTTGCCTGTGTCGATCGTGCGCATAGATGCTGGCCATGAGACTTGATCGAGGATCTTGCCTATGCGTGTGCCTGTATCCTGCCCGGCGGTTGCGCTTGCGACTGTTGTAATTCCAGCCTGTTGCATAAGTCTAAAAGCATCTGAGCAGACTATATCTACATAGCCTGTCTCTTGGTTCTGAGGATAAGTGTACTTATAGTCTGTTGTATAGCCAGAGAATAAGAAGTACCCAACTTCGCCTACCGTTGCTGAGATGCGCAACTTGCGTAAAGGAGTCAAGAAGCCGTAATAAGGGCTAGAAGTGTTCTGTGGGTTGAAATAAGAATTAGGATCTAAGACTCGGACTGTAGCGCTGCCAGCCTCGAAAGTATCGCGCATGATATTGCGACCTCGGCGAATGCTGATCGAGCGAACATCTGGAGTCAGATCAACTGTAGGTTCTGGAGTAGTAGTTGAGGCTAAAGTGCCTGTGCCTAATTTGCCATACTTTTCATCGCCAATAGTAAAGGGATACCCGAAGGTAGCCCCAGAGGTAAAGTCAAACGAGACGCTAATCTGTGCTGGTAGTGCCATTAACCAGCCCCGAACGATCCGCCTTGGCGATAGATAGCAGCGAATTTAGCCGATAGCGAGTCGCTTAATAGGCTATCGCGTAGGACATCCTTCAAGCCTTCCTCTGCGATAACTGAGCCAGCGTTAACATTGACTGTTACTTGAACGCCTGCATCGGTTGTAAATTGAGATCCCTGTGGCAGAGAGTACTGAGTGCCAGTTACGCCATAGCCTGAAGCCATCGAAGTTGGAACTGCCTGAACATTACCTGCCGCGATGCGAGCAACTTGGCTCTCGATCATGTCTAGGTAAGACTTCCATGCTGTGAAAGGGTTCTTAGCATCTGGAACGCTTGCAAGATAAGCGGCTAGTTGCTGTGATAGCCCCTGAGCCTTAGCAATTTCACCAGCGAGTTTAGATGCTTCTGTGGTGTTGCCGGTAAGGATAGCCAGTTGCAGTTCTAGGCGCTTGCGTTCCTCATTAGATACATCGCCTTTAAGTGCTGCGATGATCTGAGTCTGTTGAATGTCGAACAGAGTGCCAGCCTTAGTGAGCGCTGTCTGCTCTTTGATCGCCTTAGTCTGTTCTTTAGTTGTCTTGACTAGAACAGCGCGGTTCTTGGCTGATGCCTTCTCGGCTGCTGCTCTGGCTAACTCGGCCTTGATAGTTGGAGTTAATCCTGAAGTGTCCTTGCCTCGGTTCTGCTCTGCCTGACCAAGTGCCATAGCGCCGCTAAAGTTACCTCTAAGTAACTGAGCGCCAATACCAGCACCAACTCCCATTCTGCGAATGAAAGTAGCAAGGGCAGTAGATACCTTTTCAATAATACCTAGAGTGTTAGTAAGTCCACCTTCTCCACCGCCGCCAAGGGCTGCAAGTGCATCAAGTAATCCTCCACCAATAACTTCTTTAGCGTTATTGCCTGCAACTGATAAGCGTTGCAACGCGCCTGCATAGGTATCGACCGCAACGGTTGCCTGTCCACCGAATAGCGTGTTGATGCGCGTCTGCACCTGCTCGAAGTCCATCGCCTTTAGTTCAGCCTGAGTTAAGCCAATACCATATTTAGCAAGGGATCTAGTCTGCCCTACATAAGCCTTGGATAGATCGCCTGCGACTGAGACTACATCTGCACCGCTTGCGGCTGAAAGATCAAGGGCTGTAATAAGTAACTGTTGGCTCTTAGCGACATCACCTGTTGTGGTGAGTAAGCGCTGATATGCCGGGCGAAGTTGGTCATCGAGGACACCGAACTGCTTCTCTAAGTCTGCGATGAATGTACGGACTGAAGGATCTGCGAAGGCTAAACCTAAGTTATCAAGAGACTGGGTTAATACTCTGGCCGCTTTATCATCGGCTGCGAATGCTTTCGCTGCGTTGAATGCGCCACGACCTAGGCGCTGTGCTGTAAATAATCCTAGGTAAGACTTAGCGAGAGTCTTGACTTGGTTATTAAGTCCAATGGTTGACTTAGCGGCTTCTGCGAAGGCTTTCTTGCCAGAGAATACCGAAGCAATATCTATCTTTAGATCAGCCATTACTTCACCTTAGTTTTCGCCTTGAACTCAATAGCAGAACTGCCGATGGCTTTTACTATTGCTGCTGTAACCTTGCCTTGATCCTCTGCGAAGGCTCTGAAAATTGCTCTACCAGTCATCTTGCGAGTGACTCTACCTGCTTGACCTTGCTGGCGTGGTCGAGCGTTGACTAGATCGCCAGTTGAATTGGCTCTAGCAATAAACTGCTTACCAGCGTTAGGGTTAAGTGACTTGTTATAGCCCTTACCATCCTCACGATATGAAGCAGGCGTGAACTTAGTGCGAGTGAATACAGGTTGACCGCTAGGGTTCTTGCGCCCGGCTGTTTCGTAGATCGCGCCACCGGCGGAACTATTGACGATACGCGCCAAGGATACGAAGCCGCGCTTATTAGGCTTAGATGGCCGCGTTGAGTATTTAACTCCGCGCTTGGCTTCTGCTTGATCGTACTTAGGGAATACGCGGTACTTAACTGTATTCTCTGACGAAGTGGCAGAAGTCCATCCAGATAGCATTGAGGTATTGGTTGGCATATAGCCGCGAGCCTTATTGGTGATCGGCTTTAGTGCAGCCGACATCTGCTGAGTAGTTGCCTTGGCTAGATCAGGTTCGAACTCGCGCAGAGCCTTGCGAAGTTTATCAGCGCCTTTTAATTCGACTGGCATCGCTTGCCTCCTTCGCTCTGTCTTTCAGGGCTTGAAGTAAAGTCCTGAACATCGTGTGATCTAGTTCAATTAAAGTCTGTGGCGAGAGCCCAGTCTCCAGCGATAGTCTCGCTACGAGATAGGTGAAGGACTCTCGCGTTACTCCAAAGGGTCATCGTCTAGAACCTCGACTCGCGTCAATGTATCTAGAAAAGACTCTCCGAAGGGTTTAACGGTTTCACCCGACCGGCGAATTGCTTCCCAGCAGAGCCAATAGACATCGGTCTGCTTTTCATCATCTCTAAAGGCTTTATGGAAACCCTTCTTAGCATATTGCTCGAAGGCGTACTCGATCGCTGGTGTGATCTGGTACTCGTTAACGCTTCCGTCTGCCCTTGTTACCTTTAGTTTTGCCATGCTTTTGCCCCTTAGTTAGTTATTATGCGGTTGTAACTGCGATAGTGCCGTTAACATTCCAAGTTACTGACTGTGTTGAAAGATCGCCAACGCCACCATTGATAGGTGTTGTGTTGTTGACCAAGCAAGACATTGTGTAAAGCGGGTTAGTCGCTGATGTAGCGGCTGATGTCTGCTTCGCTGTAACTGTAACGCTGTTACCCCATACGCTTGATGAGTTTAATGTCTGGAGAGTCTTGGCTGAGTCTGCATCATTAAAGAAGTCAATAGTGATAGATGATGCTTCCAAGCCTTTAACGAACTTATGTCCGCTATCGCCCATTGCTGTCACTTCGAGTTCATCGAATGAACGGTTAATAGTAACGCTGCTTACTAGAGTTGATAGGTCAACCGCATTAACAGTTAGAACTACCCCGTTGCTTAGATATACTGCCATCGGTTATTCCTCATCTTTCTTAGTTGCTGGTTTAGGTGCTGCTGGAGCGACCTGACCTATCTTGATCAGGAACGCTGCGTTGTCTTTTTCCCATTCTTCAAGGGTCATTTTAACTCCAACTCGTTAGGACTGAGACTTGCAGAGAGCAAGTCAGTAGATCGCCCGATGCAGCATTGAGAACGCTAGGCGCGCTCACATCTCCCACATTATAGACGATCGAGGAAGCTGCTAGTTTGTTAAAGACAGCAACTAGCATCTCCTCAATTCCATTTAGGTTGCCCTCGTTATCGAGAAGCGGAACGAATATATTAAGGTTAAAGTTAGCAAGTGGCGCGACAGTATTGCGCGAGTTATTAGTTGGAGTCACATAAGGATCAGCCGGGCTAACCACAACGCTGTTAACGATAGGTGTCGCTGGTGGGAATGAGAATACTGACCAAAGTGAGTTATCGACTAGCGCTGCTGCAATAGTGGCGCGAAGTGTTGAAATAGCCGCCGTCATGGTTAGCCAACCATCGAGCCGGGCGCTAAGTAAGGTGCAAGTAATCCGCGAACGCGACCCATTAAAGTATTACCCATGCGGAAAGGTGAAGGCGCATAACCGTCAACTGTAACCCCACCGCTCGATGGTGCTTGGCGGCTCTGCCAGATGTCGATAGCGATCATGAGACTGGCTTCTTGGACTGCTGGAACTGTTGAATAAGTTGTGTAAGTCTCTGCTGCTGCTGTGCCATAAGGCGCAACCACATGGTAAGGATTATTGTTGCCAGCAGTAATAGTGATGGTGAATGAATACTCTCCAACGCTGGTAATTACCTTGCTGCCGTTGTATCGGCTACCAGCATTACTGATCGTTACAGTTTGACCGACATAAAATACTTCTCGGATATCGGTGTCAAAGTAAAGAGTGCCAACTGTGCCAGAACTTGAATGAGCAATAATTGGCTGTTCGTTTTTCCATAGAAAAGGGATCAACACATCATCAGCAGCATCGAGCGGTGGGGTTACAGTTGACGGTTATGCGCCTTCACCTTTCCGCATGGTTCATACTTTAATGGTTCGCGTT